ATTATGAGCCATCAATTTACCCAACGCTTCAGCATTCCCATTTAACGCCTCGTTATGGAGTGTAGACAGAGTGTTCTGCAACTTCAACTGGTTTTCTTCAGTCTCTCCTTTCATCTTCGCCATATCTAACCGATGTTGGACCAGACCGGAGAGAAGACTCTGTTGGGCTTGCTTTTGGTTTTGTTTGGCCCCCGCTACAGCCCCTGTAGGAGTTTGAGCTGTCCCACCGTTTGGCTTCGCGCCAGCAGCAACTCCTGTTGCACCTATGGCTCCCGTTTGGGGTTTCAACAAATTATCCGCAGCTCCCGACTGCCTCGCCTGTAGATGGGCCTTCATCTCATCCGGCTGCATTAACTTAATCCCCGACTTCTTCAACGTTCCCTCAATCTGTTTGGGGTCGACGGGTAACCCCATATCTACAGCCTTCATCAACCGGTCGAACTCTTGAGCAGCATTCTGTTTCTTCTGATCATGCGCCGCCACAATCTGCGCAATCCCCTTCTCAATCGGTGAGTAATCCGGACCTGGCATGAAACCCAGGTTTGCTCCAACTCCTGAAGTAGAACTCGGACCTGCCATATGAACTCCTTATGCGAACATTCCTGCTATGATCATAGCGGAGATGATTGAACTTGCACCGCCGACTGCTGCTCCACCGAGGTTTGAACCACCTTGTACGCCGATGGCTTCTGTGGGAGCAAACGCCATTGCTGCGTTACCGAAGGTTTCCTCAAGTATATCGGCAGCCCCTAACTGGCGTTGAGCCGCAGACTCAGCCCCTCTAAACTGTAGATCGGCAACAGTAGCGTCGGTTTGTGCTCCGTAGTCGACGTTGTATTTAGCTAGTGAAGACATTAGATCAGACGACATTGACATACCCGACGCGGCAAACTTGTTCTGAATCTGACCAAAACCCTGCTGTTGATTCGCCTGAGCGCCCTTACGTATGGCTGCAATCATCTCAGGAGTAACAGTTGAGGCTCCCACTCCTTTACCCGCCGCAGTATCAGTTAGGGCTCCAACTCCTGTAGCGCCCGCTCCGTTTTTACCTCCAAACAAACTCTGGAAGAGGGAATTCATCCCAGGCATTATTGGGGCTGGCGGTTTTAAAGGCGTCGCGGAAGGTTTACTCCCTCCAAATCCTGGCATCACTGCACCTCAGGTTTTATGAAGTTAGAATGCAACAACCCGAAGATATCTTCGTCATACCACTTACCTTTGTAGAGGATTGCTTCTTTCATACACCCCTCATAACGAAATCTTAACTGAGTGGCCAACCGCTTCGCGAAAGGGTTGTAAACGGGAATCAACGCAGACACCCTATGGCAGTTAAAGGAAAACACAAACCCCAACGCTTCTTTAGCGGCCTGGATGATTTTTGAATGGGGGTACCTCTTATCCCACATACAGAAGTGGATGTTGGAAGAGGTTGAGTTTTCGTAGAGATCGTTGAGGATTACGATTCCCGACTCCTCAACTAAGAAGTAGTAAGTATTCTCACTCACCATCCCAGCAAGGAATAACCCAGGATTGTTGATGGTGAAATCGTCAAACGCATAATCTTGAGTCCGAATCTTCTCCCAGGTTTGTTCTATCACCTTAGGATCGCTCAACCGTGTTAAAGGCCTTAAAAGACAAAAATCCGGTAGTTCACGTTCGCCACGCTCGCTTGTAGAAATATTTGTTTCGATGTCCATGTGCCAGCTCCAATTTTGAAGTCTACGTATCCATCTTTCCATACGGGAAACCACCCCGTAGGGACTCTACCCAAGTTATGGGTTAGTGTAAAATCGGTGTTGATTATGTTTGGCGTGATTCCTGTCACCCACGCTCCGTTTAAGTTGCCGGAGATCTGGTTTTTTGCATCCCCAAACTCAATATTGTTCACCGCCTTAACCAACTGTTCGTGGAGATCTACAGTCTCCCTAGAGGTGAGGTTTTCTTTGATGAGTCTAGTTACCTTCAACTTTTTCACCTCCGTCTTCGAATTCGGGGAGGAATCCCAAAAGGCTTACTGCTCCACCCCCTCCAGCACGAGAGATCTGAAGAATAATCAACTCCCCAGAAATCTGGATGTCGAAAAACCCTGTGCGTTCAGTTTGGTCAGCTAACGCTGTACCGATAGATGCACTTGCAGTCTTCTGATCAAACGAATCTGCCCCCACACTGGGACGCCAGGAAGAGACCGTAGCTGTCAACACACCCACACCAAAGTTCTCATACCAAAACCTTACCCGTCTCAACTTCTTCTCAAACCCGGGAACGTCCCACAAAGTGCCGTTAAATATCAACACCCCCGCTTGTTGACCGTTGAGGTTTGTCGGGTCCAAATACTGCGTGGTCACCACAGGATCGTTTGTGGTGAATGAGAACAACAACCTACGTAGGTTATCCTGTATAACCCCCACCGGGATTAACAACACCGCTTGGAGGAAAACTGTAGTATCTACATTCCCAATCCCCGCCGTTCCTATCCTAACCGTATCAACAATAGCTAACTGTCCACTTACAGCTGTAGGGGCTGCAGTTACGTTAAACGTGGTTGTGGAGCCTGGAGTTAGGGTTAGAGGTAAAGCTGGAAGTCCTGTTAACCCAAACGGAGCTCCCCTCAACAACGCGATGGTGTTTATTGTTACGTTTGCCGTACCGATGTTCTTCACCACAACAGGGATAGGTACTGCAGTATGAGTTACAATCGTTGTCGGAAACGTTACAGGAGAAGGACTTACATTCAACGCTCCCCCAGCTCCAGGAGCAGTCCCAGAAATCGCAGCTGTATAAGGAGAGCCATCCGTTCCTGCGGTAGCAGTTATCGATAGCGTGTCGTTGAACGTCCCACCTACGGTTGGGGAAAAGCGTAGCGTGAAAGAAAAACTTTGAGCTGGTCCCAATGTAGCGGGAAGAGCGGGGAGCCCGATCAAGGTATATGGAATCCCTCCCACCGATATCACCGAAACCTTGGTAGAGAGACTTCCGAAGTTCGAAACCGTGATAACTATATCAGCTGTTGAACCAGCTGCAACACTCCCGAAAGCCAAAGTCCCAGAAGGAGAAACCAGTAATTCAGGAGGGGTAAAGCCTCCCCCACCTCCATCAGAAGGAATAGGTACTGGCATTATGACACCGCCACATTCCCCATCCAAGAGATGGCGCCGTAGGGGAGTTGTTCGTTAACCCAAGATTTATCGTCAAAATGAAACACCCAAACGGAGGAGATGGTGTTGTTGGATAGCGGGATGGAAAGCCAGTAGGAGCGGTAGTCTAGCCCTGCGCTCAGCTGACCCAACTGACACGCCCAGGGTGTACCTGATGCGTTCGCCAAATCGGCAAAAATCGACTTCTTCGCGGGCCCCCCGATATGTTCCGGAGTGGACAACGAGAACAAATAAAAATCATCCTCCGAAGCGAAGATAGACACATCTCCATAGTTAGCCAGCGTGTATTCGTAGAAGACACCGACTCCAGATGGTCCGGAGTTGAAGTTAGAGATGGAGAACCTTGGGATTGACCCGGTGTTAGAAAGAACTGAGATTCCGTGGGAACGATAGATCGCCATGTTATCACGAATTACCGCAACCCCAGTTATCTGGTCTTCTATCTCTGGGATGACGAAACTTCCCGCTGTAGGGTCTACCGAAGGATCCCATTCTAGATGGTTGTTGATAGCGGAGAATTTACCTGCAGCAGCTGCACCTACACCGAGGTTTAGGAGGAATAGAGAACCTCCTAACTTAGAGAGAAACATCCCTCCAGGTGCATCGCTGTTGTTCTGTATACCCTGTGAACCATCTAGCCATTGTAATACCGCAGTTCCATTCACCCAGAACATACGATTGAGGAAGACTTCTACAGAGTAGGGTTGATTGGAAGAGGGGATAAGTCCTCCGATATCCCCTTGGTCCAAATACCCCGAACCTGTGAGGTAGTAGGCTTTATCCTTAGTGAGAATCCCTGTGTGGTTGAACCCCGCAACATCTTGAAAGGTTATCCCGCCCGCTATAACCTGGCCGTTAGGAGGGTTGGAGAAAGAGACGAAGTTCGGGAAGGATTGGATTCGCCCTTTATTTAACAACCATCCGGTGATTTGGCGGAAAGAGTTGTGGGGGAGAAACGCCGCAGGCAGAGAATTATCCCATCCGGTAAACGGTGGAGCAATCATCCTTGAGCGGTCGTAGGTCATCTGGTGTAACTCATCCTGCTTCCACGGGGTTGTAGGCCGTAGTCTCTCGCGGGAGCGTTTGCTTGCTTTCTGGTTTGGAGGTTGGACAGCATTCCGGGGATGTACTTACCTGACCCAGGATCGGTATAACCGTAGAGCAACCTCTGCACATTCATCGCTTTATCCGGCTCACCGAGGAAGACATGACCGCGCATGATTGCTCCGTAATCTACAGCCTCTAACCAGTCATCGGGGACGTTGAGAACTGTGTTTGCGACAACTGCGGCAATCACCGGTTTGTCCCAAAGGTCTAGAATGAGTTGGTACGGACCAGCGTCGAAAGGTGGGGAAAACAACAAATTCCCCTCATACAACGTATACATCCCAGGCACTCCTGGGTTTAGCGGAGTGGATGTTACTCCTGCGAAATCTCCCGAACGACGGAGAGATTCAATATCAGTAAACTTCGGTCGAGTCACTCCACCATTTTGATCATAGAACACCAAGGAGTTTATCGCACGTGCAGTTGCAGGAAAAGCGAACTGAAAAGTGGAGGACATTACCGAAGTTATCGAATCCTCCAACTGTTCAAAGTTAAACCCCATTGCGATGGAGATGTAGGAGTTTTTATACCACACATCAACACGTGAGGGAGAACCCGATACTATATCGGATCTATTCCCCAACTCCAACGCCACATCTCCCGTTCTCTGTCCTATTGTTGCCATACATCACTCTCGAGGCTTTCTTCTACGTTCGTTCGACTGTACAAACTCAATGATTGATTTATCATCAATCGCTGCTACAATCCTACCCATTGCGGATGGATTCCTAGCTGCCAAATCAGCGAGGAGTTCCTTGATAGAAATCCTTGTCACTCTCAGTTCCGAGATAATGCTCTTGTGGAAGGATTTTACTACTCGGTAGAGAATCCCTCCCAGAGTAATTACTGAACCTAAAACTGTTAGAAACACCTGCCAAGGTTGAATGTCTCCGATAGGGTTGGCGGTCATACATTTCTACAAACCTCTCGCGTTCCAGTTTTTGATTTGGATACCGTAAGGGGAACCTTTCCCATCCGAATCCAGTTGGACTGCAGCATGGAGGTACCAAGGCTTGGTTGCATATTTAAACTTCGCCTTGTGAACGGTGTTGATTGCATAAGGGTGTTCATCCACAACTAGCGAAAGATGAGTGGTGGTTTGGTTCACCCTATCGATTAGGAAGTAAGCTTGAATGTTTGTCCACACTCCGGGTTTAGGGGAGAATGGAGGCACTCCTTCGGGAGTCATCCAACGCTGATCAAACTCGTCGAACCACCGAATGGCGGGCGGTCCATCTACCTTTGACGGTTTGAACTGCCAACCCATATCATATTCCAAACCGGCTTCAGCCAGGGCGAGTTCGAATTCGACCGCGGTGCTATCGTTTATATCCTTTTGAGTGGGGTACATGAATGACAGTCCAAACCCAAAATACACACAAGGGAGGTGGCCTGTTGAGAGTGTGGCTGCTCTGTATACGTTATCCCAGGGCTGCCCTTTAGGTCTTGCTTTCGGTTGGAAGGTTAAGCTTGCTATAGCCCCTGGGGTCCACGTACTTATACCGTGGGGAAGAGGATTCGGCCCTCCCGTATCAGCTCCACCTTTGTCGACGAACGCAGGGAGGAGGTTTAGATTCAACCACTCTTGAAGTTTAACATCCCCATCCAACTGTGCAATGATTAACGGATCCATATCACCCCTTTATCAACAATGAGATTCCGAAGAACAACAAACCGGTGGAAACTGCAGCGATCGAACCGTTGGGGTAACTCGGACTTGGTGCTCTAAATCCAAACCCTATACCTGCTAGCCAACACAAACACGCGATACCGATTAAAACCTGGTGAGCTGTCATACATCCTCCTTTTTGAAGCCGGGAGGGCTTTTACACCCTCCCCTTAGGGGTTAAGTAGTTGGAGCGTTAGGGTTTGGGTTTGGCGGAACTGCTGTAGAAGCGGGATTGGTTGCATTTGGTACCTGGGTACCGCTTGCAGGAGAAGAAACTCCCGAGCCAGGTTCGTTCACTCCCGCAGGGGGCACGTTAGTGGAAGTTGAAGCGGCTGCCACAGATGCATCAACCGTGAATGAGGTTCCGCGAGCTGAAGAACCACCCACGGTAGTTACTACCATCACATCCCCCGTTGTGGCGCCAGACGGTACAGCCGTCGTGATTTGCGTGTCAGACCAGTTGGAGGCCAAGCCTGCATCAACCCCGTTAAAGGTTACTTTGGAAGCGGATTGGGTTAGGCCGAATCCCGATCCGTTGATCACCACTGTAGAACCCACCGGACCGTTGGTTGGCATAAGGGAAGCGATCGTTGGGGTTTGAGGGGTGTTCGCAGTAACCGCTTGGATGATTGCGGCTTTCTCCGTGTTGATCGCATCATCCAAAGCTTTCAGTTTTACGGGATCCGTCCCAGCGTTTTGAAGTTGAGCGGAAATGTTGTTCAACAGCTGGATGAGGAAAGCTACCGCAGTATTCTCATCAGCCACATCTTGGGTGAGTTGGTCTAACATTGTCGACATGTGTTTAAGCTCCTTTTTGATTTCATGCCAGGTTGATAGTAATTCATCAAACCGTTTTACATCATCACTGTGGAAGATACTCATTCGAAACTCATTTCTCCCGGGTCGGAAAACATCTCAGGTTTATCGGAAGAACCCTCTTTACCAGATGCGAGTTTGTCTGAGATTAACCTCTGACGCCGTTCACGGGTGGTGGAGAGATCGTCGGTGCAGGAGATGATGCATCTCAGATGTCCTTCTTGTTTTTGTAACATCGTGATGGGGAATAACCTCCAACACTTCTCGCATCTCCCTTTCTCTACGAATTGTGCTTTGCCTGTGGACATCTACCGCACCATATCTAAATTGCGATCGTTGGTTGGAGCAAATACCTGTATCTTCACCAACCCCAAAGCCGGAGCGAAATACCATTTCTCATGTGTACATCCTGGTTGTGGGGAGTAAATAGCTCCGGTTGAGTCAAAACACGGGCCTTCCCACTGTTCAGAAACCAAAGCATATCCAGAGAATGTGGGAGTGGTAATATACTCTATATAAGACACTGTGCGCCAGTGTGTTGGAGTAGAAGGTCCAACTAAACCAACTACTGAGTCAAAGGTAACCTCCCCAGTCTTCCAATAACCAATATACTCAGTGTCTATTATGCTGATATACCCAAGCGTGGCTTTGGCTGGGATTACTACATACGGTGTAGGTTCACCAATTACCGGTTGAACGTCCATTGTTGCTAAAGTCCAGCCGATGCACCAAGAACAACCGTAGGGGAAGGTCATAAGACTTGACACACTAGCATACGAACCGTCTGGTTGTTTTACCAATGGAAAGTCAAGATGTGCCGAACAAATGCCTGGTTCCCAATAGGCATTGCATGCCGATTTATCATAACTCCAAATCACCGTGTTTGCTGGGAGGTATGTAGTAGGACCTCCTACCCAAACGTTAATACTTAGGCTATTCCCATACCCATCATGAAACATCCAATCTGTAGCATGAGTGGGTAGAACAAACACATCAGAGGCGTAAATGGTTGTTTGTGCTTGGGCAGTAATGGCTAACCACAAAACTAAAAGTGTGAGATATTTCACTGAATCACGCCTCCGCGCATCATGTTAGGGGTTATCTGGTCAGTGTTTGCCACGTTGAATGTAAACACCACGCTTTGGTTTACAGTAGTATCAATTGCAGGGGTTGACGACGTAAACGTCTGGGCGGTATCACCATCATCATACCAAACTATACAATCTTGTGCGTTAGTTGCGGCGTTATTGCGACACTCAACATTTATCATTGCTCCAGGTGAATGTGACACCGAAGCTTGAGATACAAGGTTAGTTCCTCCAAAACTAGCCTTGTATGTTACTGACGCAGTACCAGTGGAGTGCTTGAAATAAGCACGTACCTCAAAGCCTTTGTTGATACCCACCACGTTTGCCGGTACAGTACAGGTGTAGAATGTTTGGTCTGCCGAATTTCCGGTTAATGCTGCAGCATGAGGGGATGAACAAAAAATACTTATAGTGTTGGCGTTTGAAGGACCATTGAACTGAGTGTTGTTCATGGTTGACTGCGTCACACCACCTGAAGGGATGGAATACCGTGTCCCACCCTGATTATCCTTAATCAGAAAAGTGGTCGACGCTGGTTGATTGATAATGTCTTGTGTTGAGTTGGTAATCGTTGGACCAGTCGCAAGAACTAAATTCCCCGTGCCTGTTCGGTTAGTGGTAGTTAATGCAGTACCCCCTCCAAGAGCAAGAGAAGTTCCAGTTGCTGCTCCGATGTTAGGTGTGGCTAGTACACAACTGATTGTTAGACATACTGCACCACTTCCCGAAACACCGTTAGAAAGATCCGCGGCTGCTAACTGTGCTGAGGTGAAGTTGGTACCGTCTCCCCTCAACACCCTCCCGGCTAAAGCAGCTCCTGCGATGCGGTATCCCCCAGCATCAATAATTCCTAAGTCATCGTTAAATCCCCCTCGCCCGAACATGAATACTCCAGGGGCGAAGGTATTTCTGGATATACCAGTATCAGGGATATCTCCAAATTGGAGGGTGCATGAACTGCATAACTTTACGTTACCGGTAGCAGTAAAACCATTCTGAAAAACGTCATTTCCCAAGATGGTATTCACCGTAAGGGTGTTAATAAACCCTTGAGCGTAGCGTAGAGAGTTAGACCCTAAAGAGAAAAACCCGTTGGATGCTGGGATGAGGTTATTTTGAATCGGGGTGGTTATAACAGTTGCTCCTTGGGGGGTCGGACGAATTACTGGACAGAAACTAGGGTTGGATAGATCGTATGTTGTTCCTGTTATACACTGTTGCGGGATAGCGTTTGTAAAACCCCCATTGGGGAATAACGACACTTGGTAAGTTAGGTTAGCTGGCTGTATAACGTCTGTTCCCCAGACTTGACATGCTCCAGACAAAGCGAGGTTCTTTATATTCCCCGTCCCGTCAATCCCGCACGTCCC